AACCGTCAATGGCAATGTGCCGTCAATAACGGGGCCATATAGTAACTGATCCCACTGATCTATTTCTTTTTTTAATATTACAAGGTTGTCTCCAGAATAGTCAACGGTCAACGGTTGGGTTGTTGTCGTCGTAACTTGTGCCCCTGTCGTTGTCGCTCCGCCCCCTCCGGCGGTCGTTGTTGCTGTGGTGGTCGATGCACCCGCACCACTGCCGCCACCCGTTAGAGCGGCGCCTGAGCGGCCCATATATTGTAGTTGACGGACAGCCTGCTGGAAACGAGTATAGGCTGCTCTTTGCTCGAATACATCGCTACCTGCGCGGCGAAACTCTTGCGAGAGTTGCGTCCGTAGTGCGATCTCTTGCGCGTTGACCCGCAGACGGGTCGCGGCTTGCTCTGCCGCACTGAGTCGGGTAACTGAATTTGTAGCATCCTCTGCGCTGTCTCGCAGGTGGTCGAAAGCGTCAGACGTATTAAAGAACTCGACCGCTGCGTCTTGTAGCGAAGATCCTCGGCCGAACGTCTCCTCGAACACGCGCTCAAACTCCTCAAAGCTGTCAAAGACATCGAAGACGGAGAGGCCGAGCGTTGACCGCCGGTCAACGCTGGGGCCGGTGAACTGGCTCGCCTCACTAAACGTGTCCATCGTGGACAGCGTATCAAATAGCTGGCGAACAGCCTCGGCATTGGCCCCTGCGCCACCATCAGCCTCAAAGAAGCTGTCAAAGTCCTCAAACGATGTCAGCCCGTCCTTCAGACGATTAAATAGGGCATCAAATACATCGAATATCTGCTCTCTGCCGGCGCTGATCTCGCTGACGAACAGATCCTCAATGACGGATTGAGCGGAACGGTCTGCTTGCTCTAATGCCCTGTTCAAATCCTCTAAGGCTCGCTTCGCCTTTTCTCCCGAGTCACTTATGCTGAAAAAAGTGTCAAGGAGTAACAACAGCCCGTTAGCTACCGAGGTTATTTGTGCGGCAACATTGCCAGAGGCAAACGCAACGAATATATCCTGACCCGCATCTGCAAAATCGGCCAGTTTTGGGCTAATTCTACGAAGTGCGTCTATGGTCGCATCTATTGCCGCCGCTTCTATCTCTCGGAATGTGCTAACGTTTTTTAAATTTTGCTCAAAACTAAAAACGCGCTCGTCAACTGGAAACGACGCAGGGCCAACAAGACTCGGCTGGCCGAATCTTGTTGGACGCGGACCTTCCATTGTAGACTCTTTGGCCTTTAAGCCTTCGATATATGCCTCTCTTACAAGCTCTGTTTCTGCTTTTAATGCCCCCGCAAGGGCTTTAAATCCTTCCCCAACTTTGAACCCTATTTCCTCGGCGGTCGGCGTTTGTTCGCCCTCTGGTACGGACATCGTTGCCTGTAGCGTCCTGCTATATAACCCCGTCGCGCCGCCCGTTAGTAGACCTAAGATGCCTTGCAAGGCTATTTGCGATCGGTCTGAGAGCCAATCCAGTCCCTCTGCAATACCTAACAGGGACGAAGCGAATTTGTCGCTCACCCCTGCCGAATCGTCAATCTTACTGACTAACTTGGTGAGGCTATTGGTGACAGTCGTCAAGGATTGCCCAATGGTCGCAGAGGTTTGTCCAAACTCCGTCCGTACGGCCCCCTGTTGGGTCTGTATGGCCTTTATGACCGTCTCGCTTGTCAATGCCCCCTCTGCGCCCAATGCCCTCAGTTGGCCGATTGAGACCCCTATACCGTCTGCAATCGCTTGCGCCAAGCGCGGGGTCTGCTCAAGGACCGAGTTTAGTTCTTCGCCGCGTAGCGTCCCCGACGCGATGCCCTGCCCTAACTGCATAAGGGCGGCGTCGGCGGCCTGTGCCGATGCGCCCGATATCGTAATGGCCTGTGAGATAGTTTCCGTAATATCGACAAGCTCTTTCTGGGTCAGTCCCAACTCTTCTGAGGACCGAGCAAGGCGCGAGTAGAGGTCAACCGTCTGGTCAAACCCTACGCGGCTCTTTTGCGACACCTCAAATAGTTGTTGTTGTGCCAAGCCGAGCGCATACGTTGAATCCGTTACGAGCTTGAGTCTATTATTTATCTGGGTCGATACGTCGAGGAGATCAAAAAATTGTTTAACAACAACGGAAGTCCCGACGGCGAGAAACGCACTTTTCAGTGCGCCAAAGTTGCGACTCATGCCGCCTGTTGCATCACTCGCCCTTTTCGCTTTCCCTGCGAGCGTGTCAAACTCGCGCCCCGCTTGGTCTGCACTGCGGCCCGTGTCTTTTAGTTCGTCCTTGAGACGGTTAAAATTGTCGTCAAGTTTATCAACAGACGTTGCAGTCTCTCGCGCCGACTTTTTGATGTCGTCAAGGGAACGCGTGATTGCACGCGCTCCCTGCTTGGTCTTGTCCTGTAGCTCAATCGCTATGCCTGTCGTGGCGACCATTTTCTATCTCTTGGGCTTATTGGCTGATTTATTAGCCTTTGACTTCTCATTTATTTTTTTAATCGTCAAGTCAATATATACGCGGTCAACTGCGGATAGTATACGCCAAAAGCGGTCAAAATCTTCCACATCGTCGGGGCCGTATACCCGCGCATAATTGACGACCGAATCAAAGGGAATGCTTGACGGATACGCGCCGCCCATCCCCCCACTAATATAAGGTCTACCAGCCGAGAGTGCATAGAAGGCTTCCAAGATCCAGAGATTATCTGCATAGGGCTGTGGTCGATTGTCAAGAGCCTTACGCGATGCGGCAGTATCTTGGCCGCGTTCGCGCTTGCGCTCTAATCGCTCGGCGTGTTGCCCCCACTGGATTTGCCACTCGACGACTTCGGAGAGTTTTTTGAGGACTCGTCAACCTCCGTCTGCCTATACACCGCTTGCTCTCCGGCAACGGTCAAAATGTCCTCGCGGAAATCCTTAAACTCACTAATTAATTTTAAAGCGTTATCGGACGAATAAGGCAACGCTTTGCCCTCATATTCTACGCCTTCCCAGTCAACAAGGATCGTTTCAGCGATACACTTATTGAGTATCTCGCTCTGCACATCCTCGGGCAATAGGCCACGGTCGCGCAGGTGTCGGTGGGGCTTGAGTAGGGCTTGAAATCTTTTCTGATAAGTAGGGTTTCCGAGTCGGGCGACCTTTAGCCGCGTTCCTTCGGCCCAGTCAATCCAAACGCCCTCGGCTTCGCCGGTCTCGTCCGTTCGGTAGTGCTTTGCAAAATCCATAAAAAAAACCTCTTGTGTAGGGTGGTCGGTGGGTGCGTCCCCCTACAAAGACGCACCCACCTATCCGGCCAGATTTTTGTTGTAGGGTCTGGGTTACTTATTTACTGCTTAGGTTTGGGTGCGAGAAATAACAATCGTTTTTTCTGCGCTACCCGCGCCATGCGAGCCGCCCGGCTCTGCGGCAAAATCAAAAGAAAGCATGACATCGCCATCAAGCCCGGGATTAGTCCCCGGCTCAGAAGTCAAGGCGACCTGCGGCAGGTCTATCAAGAATCGGTCGTCATTGCCCAGATCGATAGAGAAGGACAGTGCCCGTTTGGTGAAGTTTTCCCAATCGGTATCCAAGGCCCAAGTGGTATCGTCAAGGTAGACCGAGAACGAGCCAGTGACCTCGGGGCTACCCTGCGGCATACGAGTGCGAGCCAAAGACCCCAAGCCCTTTGCTGGCCGATTAGGAACCGAGATATTCAGTGACAACTCCATAACGTCATAAGAAACCGCCGAGCTACCAATCCAGAGCGCACCAAACCCATCAACCTCGCTTGCTACGTCCTCGGCTGGCGCGGCGTTGACCGTGCCGCTTCCGGCCTTTGACGCGGCTTGAACGCGATTTTTTCCGTCAAACGCAAACGAGCCAGTTATAATACCGCCCGGGGTCTGATTGAGTGAGAAGGCATTGAGACGCGCACCCGTCATTAAGTGGTAACGGTTGGTAAGGTCTTGGTATTGCTGTTGCAGAGAGTAGCTATGTTCCGTGCTACCGGACCACACATAGGATCCTTCAATCGTAACCGCATCCCCTGCTGATTCGGTGGTAAGAGACCCGCCCGAAACGATGAGCTTGCTTGTAGCTACGCTCGTGACTTTAAACCACCCATTATTTGCAGTCTCTGTAAATCCAGAAACGTATACCCACTGGCCTTTCGCTATATTGCTTGCGGTAAAGTCCGTTGAAGATGACCCGAAGGAGTTGTCTGCTGATGCCGCTGAAATATCAGTGGCCGCAGAGACCGACGCACTCGTCGACCAGTCCGCGTCCGAGCGAACCGCCGAGCGCATGAAATCGTCATAGATTCGCGCCGCCAGTTCAAAATCGTAATTAGCTGTGGGCGAGATACCCACGCGCTTGCTGTCGGCAAGCTGTGCGTCCGAGCGCACCGTCTGCGAGCGCACCGTTTCCACGCCATACGCCATCGCGCCGCCCGTAATCGGGAAAGCCTCAAAGTCGTTAGATGGCGTTGTCCCCCAAGTAGACTCTCGCGTATAGGAGACCTGTATTTGATTACTATCTGCCATTGTTTAGTCCTCTGTTGTTACGCCATCAGATCGTATCTAAACGGCGTGTTTATGTTCACTTGATAATACGGGTCGTCTCCCTCGCGCCCAACAGGGACAACGCTTGACGCTTTAAATACAACGCCACTAATCGTTATACCGCGTAGTGCCGTGCCAACATCGTCGGCGATTGCCAGAGCGGTATTCGCGCCCTCGTCGGTTGGCGTAAATACCTGAACTAAGATATTACCAACCTGCCTCCAACGGCGATTACTCGTCCCGCCGATAGAAGCCTGTAGCTGTTCGCCCCCCTGCACCCCAATACGCGCCCACCCTTGATGGGTTGCAGGGTCAAAGTCGTCTAACGGGTCGAACGGCATATTCGGCCACGCTATCGGCACCAAAGGCCGGAGCGTGTCCATTTGACCCTTGAAGCGGGTCAAGATCGTATCATAGGTGTCGGAGAAACTCATAAATCACGCCTTAATGTTATGGCTTGCTGAACTTCTGCAATAGATATAGCAACCATCCCTTGCGGGGCTTGATCGCTCCATGTGCCTGTCTCAAGGCGGTTGATGTAGGGCAGATTATTAGTGATCCAAATGTCTTGGCCTTCTTGGGCATTTCTTAGTATTGCCGCCCCTTTAGCTTTAGTGCGACCGGCTACAGCAGACTCTTGTTTCCCTTGCGGTATTTTGTCGGCGTTGGTATATGAGGTTTCACCAAGCCGAGGGGACGAAAGGGAAACCTGCCAGTTGGCCCTTGCTCGCCCTGTATCGACCGGAGTGCGGTCTACAATGCGTGAGAGTAGGTCAAGCGCAACCGTGCGCTTAACTTTGTTGGCGTTCTCTTGTGCCGCCTCTAAGGCCTCGTCAAGGGCAAGGCTAAATACCTCAATATTACGCTCGTTCGACATTAGGCCCGCGTATGGAGATAATATACAACGTCCGTCGCTCCGGCCCTTACCGTCTTGACGGCGACCACTTCTAATTTTTTAGAGTTATCTACAAACTCGTCACCCGGCTCGGGTATGAAGTCGCCGTTGTCACCTTTCGCCGCTATGATATATTGACGGTCTGAGTCCTTGATGACTACGCCATCCCTCTGTGAGTGCGTGAAGTCGTCGAGGATGCCGTAAACGCTTTGATTGGTCGTTGCGGTGGACTGCACCTTCCACGGCGTAGCTGAGACGGGAGTCTGCGTGTCTCTGTTTATGTCGTACGTCGTGCCGAGGTTCTTGATAAGTCTTAGGGCCATGTCAGCCTTTGCCGCTTCATTCATTTGGTCGCCCCTAAGCCCTGTCTAAGTCGCCCGTCATAGCACCGCGCCAAGTTCCCAGACCGCCGAGGATACGCATCAGAATCGGCAAATAAGGCTCTACAGAGGCACCGGAGAAATACTCTACGCGCACGGGGCCGACCTGCTCCATTTTAGTATCGCCGCCCCTGTCATAATTCTCGTTAAGGGGCTTGCTGATATGTAGTAGGGCAAGCTCACAGGTCGCTTGTCGGACGCGCTCCGGCACGGAGTTGGTCGCTATTGTGCGGTCCTCGTTATCGGTCGCATCTGATCGCGGCCACCCAAGCGGTTGCGTTAAGCTGAATACCTCGCCCGTCCACTTAAACATCCCGTCAAGGGTCGTTGTCGCATAACGCAGTGCGCCCTCTTTGACATCAAGTTGCGAGTTCGCCCAGAGTCGAGGGTCGCTGTGGTTCTCAAAGTACGTTGTCGCATCGGCGACCGAAATATAGCTATCGGCATTGGGGACGACCGAACCGTCCTCTACAATAAGAGCCATTTATTTATTTTTCCTCGTCCGAGGTGCCGCCTGTGGGTTCTAATTTCTTGCCGCGTAGTGTGACGCGATTTTTCGGCTTGGCTTTTTCTTCGCTATAGCCTTCGCCCTTCCAATATTTCTCCGCATCCGATCCGGCATCTACAACAACCGTCTCGTCGCCTTTGTATAGTTCTTTAGTTTCCATTATTGCCCCTAATTTTAAGTAAGGGGCAGAAGTCGCCCCCTGCCCCTTACTGATAAGGTTACCTCAAGACGCGGGATTAGCCCAATACACGGGTCAACAGGTCACCCTGTATAACCTTCGCGCCACAGAGCACATCAATGCTGATTGTGTCGGTCTTGGTCGAACCGTCATAGTCAAAGACGATACGCAAGCCCAGACCCCGGTCGGCCACATACTCAGCACGAGCCGCCCCTGCAGGCAGTTCGAGCGGAACAACGGCATAGGACAAGCCATTCGGATGTCCGGCGATGTTCATAACGTGATCGGTCGTCTGGAACGTCAAAGCGGCGTTGTCGGCAACGGCGGCACCCAGACCGGTCTCCTCAATCGTGATAGAGGTCGAGCCGTTCGTGGACAGGACAACGTGCTGCTTGCTGTCGCCTGCAACCGTGAAAACATCGCCAGCGACAATGGTATTGCTACCCGTGTCAACCGTCAGGGTCGTAGCACCGGCGGCATAGCCTGCGCCATTATTGACGAGGTAACCGGTCGGGCCGTTCGTGTCGTGCGTGGCGATGTTCTGGTCCATGTAGTAGTCCATACCCAGAATGCGTCCCATGCTCGCCTCGCGGAGAGCGGAGCCACCGTCGCCGCGCTGATCGGCCTGCAGGACCTGCGTAACATTGCCGAGCATATCGGCTTTTGCTTGACTGTTGATGATCGAGATGCGTCCACGCGTCGGCACCTTGAGGTCGTCGAGCTTCTTAACCACGCCCACCATGTCAGCCAGTGAGTCGGGCGGATCTCCAGCGGTCCCTACAAAGTTAGGAATCTGGGAACCCTTGCCGAGAATATAGCTGTCAATGCCCTGCGCGATTGCGGAAACAGCCGGTTCAAGCAACTGCTGGCGAAAGTTAGCCAAGTCAAGCGTCCACTGCTTGGACGTAACGGCAAACGTTACGTCAAAATGCTTTTCAAGCGTCAAGCTGCGGCTCGACTCGGTAGCATCCTGCGTGGTCGTCGTGCTGGTAAACTCCTGCGCGGTAAACGATGCAGGGCCACGGACAGAGATTGTATCGCCAACCTTTGCGCCGCGAAAGTCGTCAGCATACGAGCGGTTGAACAGATTAGCCGCCACCAGTTCATTCTCAAGAATCAACAGGGCTTCGCGACCGATAATACTGGGAGTTAGAAACGTGTTAGCCATTTTAAAAAAATCCTTTATTTATTAAGGCGCTATGCAGGGATAAGCCCTTGTTCTCGCGCCTGTCTGTATTCGCTTAAACTCATCGATGCAACTTCTTCCGGCGTAAACTCACGCCGCGCCCCGCCCTGTCGTGCAGTGCTATCGGGCGTTGTGCCACCTCCAGAATGACCGTTCGCCTTAAACGCGACCGCAAGGTCCGGGTCGTTTCTTCGCTCCGCTACGAGGTCTGAAAACCCCATAGGTGCAAGATCCTTTCCTTTTACTCGCGGCGTGCCGTCAGCGTCAACAATCTCTACAATGACCTTCCCGTCTTCGTCAGTGCGTGCGCGGACCTCATTTTTTAGTATCGGCATCAAAAGACGCGGATTGCCTCCGGCCTCTATGATCGCGTTTTGCAACTGGCTGTCAATTAGCAAGTCTTTAATCTGCTCCATGCGAGCATCGGCCAGACTTTGAATGGGCGCGGTAGCCTGTTCGATATTCTCACGCGCAGACCGTTTGACATTATCAAGCTCGGCCCTCATCCGTGATATTGCCTCGGATTCCTCGCCTTGCGTGATACGCAACGACTCCAGTTGTTGCAACGCCTCGGCCAACTCTTGCGGGCTTCGCCCTATTGCAGAGTACTGCTTCAAGCCCTCCTCTGCTTTGGTCGCCCGGTCTTTGAGTTTGCCGAGCGTGGATTTAAGCCCTTGCACATTTTCCAACGCATATCCGCTCTCGTCGGATACTGACAAAATATAACCACCCGCGTCTGATTCCGCATAATATTCTCTCAAGTTTTCCGGTATCTCGTCGGTGGTTTCATATACGGCTTTTAGCATTATATCCCCTTCGGTGACAGCCTGCAACTCGGCAGGGCTTTAGTTGATACAGGCGACTCGCGCCTGTACTATTTTACTATTCTCTTTTTCTTTTTTCAAGAGCTTTTAATTGTGGGAGTGTTAGCAGTTTCCCGTTGTTGTTAGTGAATTCGTTTATTTTTATCTTGTTTCCCCTAAAAAGGGCCGCCCTATTCGGTCCAAGGATCTGGTCTTGCACCTCTTTGGGTTGTCGCCGGAGCCATTTATTATACGTCACATCTGACGGAACTGCGCCGTTCATTGATGCGCGAGCACCGACCGGCGCGTCAGCCACATCAAGCCCTAACTCGCGGTAGCTTTTTAGAACCGGTGTCATTGTGCACCGGCAATTAATATGGGCTGGCGGCTGACGGTGCGCCGTGCCGGGCTTATACACCTTTCCATCAAGGCCTCCGCATTCGGGGCAGGTGCGCGTGTCTAAGGTCGCCACCCATTTGATGCCCTTTATAATATCGTCGTTCTCTGCAAACGTTTGCTGTCGGGCCGCGTTTGACACATTGTTGATTGAGGTGCGAACGATGGCCTCGGCCTTGCGCCGCGTCGTGTAAAGGATGCCATCAGTAAATTTATTGGCTCTTGTTCCGCGCACCCGTTGCACCATCTGCCCGACTGTCTGCCCCTCTGCCGCGCCCAATCTTATAGCACGTTCGAGTTCTTCCTGTGTTGAGCGTTGCAACTTGCTAAACCATTCCGTCAACGGCGTGCCTTCTATCGGTGTATTGATCGCAATCGACCGCAACAATTCAGCCGATGGGATAGTCGTATCCAAGACAACCGGAGAGGCTTCGTCAAGAAGGTCAGCCACCCAATTAGCTTCATCCCGCGAAAGCTCTGCAAGCAATGGAGTCAAGCCCTGCCGCGCCTCGCGGAATCGTCGGTCGTTGATCGCTCGCAAATAGCCAAAAAGTTTACGCATCCGCACCGTTGTCGCCACGCCGGGATCTACGCCGATGCGCCCGATCTTTTCGTAACGGCGTATCAACTGCGCGAGAATGTCTTGCTCCAGATCATCGAGCAGTGCGTTGATCTTTTTGACCTCGGTGCCGCCCAACTGTTGCAAATAGGCCTGATGCCGTATCACGCGATCCATGACTTCCTCGTTGAGTGTCAACGAGTCGCCAAGGTCGCGGAGATCTACCTGCTTATTCAAATAGATGCCTCAATAACGAAAGGGCTTTCTGTTTCAAGCCCTGCCAGTATTTGCTCAACATCGACAGCCTCATGGTATAACCCCCGTCGCTTGCGCTCGGCCAGATAAGTGCGGCGATCTAATACGCCGAGTTTATAGTCCTCGCGGATCTCCTCGAGTTCGCGGCCCGTCGCCGCACTATAGCCTAAATCCTCGCTGATGGATACTGCCGGAGCATCCAAAGCACGTCCAGACCATTTAGCCGACAGGGCGAGGGCTTGCTGTAGTCCGTCCTCTAATAGCATGACGTATGCCTCAAGGTCACTGATCTCGCGGCTTGCTTCAATCGCCAGTTCTGTAGCGGTTGGGTTGCCGCTTTTTCGCTCGACCGGAGCCAGTGCAAGGCTTTGCATCTGTTGCTCTAACTGCCGGAGCGCATCCGAGCCGACCTTGACGGCTGACCCGTCGGTTTCTATGACCTCGACATCGCTCTGTGGGTCTTTGTTGCCAAAGACTTTATATGGCCCAATCTCGACCGATGCGACATCCTCCTTACTGAACCCGCGAAAGAAAAGCATCGGCACACGCGCAACGGATTCGATGTTGTCTTGATCGGACTGGTTGCGCCAGTGCTTAGCGTTGAGATGCGCCAAGCCCTCAAGGGGCGGCTCGCATTCAAGCAACCCCTTGCGGTTGGCGTAGATCGTCACAAGTGGAATCTTGCCGAGCGTGTTGGGGTATTCTGCGACCTGTTCCCACTGCTCGTTTTCATCCTCGCCCGAGATACGCTCCCAGAGTTCGATCATGTCCGGCATCCAGACAACGACATAATGCACCGGACGCGTTGCCCATCGGTTTGTCTGGGACGGCACATCGACAACGTGGCGCACCTGCAACCGCGTCAGTTGCTCAACCCCTCCGATGCGCTCGCCCTGCCAGTTTATTACCGACGGCGGCGAGAGGCCGACCATGTAGGGCCGCAGTTGTAGCTCTTGTTCGTCGGCCAGTGTTAACTCGCGTCCGAGCATATCCTGTAGTTTGGTTGTGTTCGGATATTCGACGAGGATATGCGTCTTGCCGTAGACAAGCAGGTCTTGCAATCGCTCCTTTGCAAACGTCGTCAGGTTGCGCCCCGTCAAGTCAACGTTTTGAGCGAGCATCTGAAAAAATATATCCGCGTCCTCGGCCAACTGGACCGGAGCAGAGAACGGCCGCGCCGAGTAGGTCGTCACTACATCCCTAAACATATCATAGAGAACGGAGTTGGCGAGGCGCGTCTGGTAGCGTTCATCGGATTCTTTGGGATACTGCGGCAGGTATTGCCGCCCCGCGTCCCGCATCCCAAGCGTCCCCTCCATGAGTATGCGCGGCAAAGCCCACCGCCGCGCCATGCGTTTATATGCCGCGTTCGGGGTTGCTACCGTTGCGCTATCTGCCGCCTCGTCGTCGTGTGCGAAATCGAAATAGTTCATCTGTTGCCCTCTATAGTGTCGCCGTCTATAGTAAAAACTTTATATCTCGTCTAAATCCCATGACGATACTCTCTCTGGTGCGTCTATCGGATGCTCTGCTACAATATAATAACCCAACGCGTCCGACGCATGGGAGAGGCGCGGGTCAAATCGTTTGTCAATCTCGCCAGACCCGCCCTCTAATACGCGCACGCCCTCAAGGTCTTTGTGCAGGTTCGGGGCCGCGTCGGGATTGACATATAGGTTAATATCGCCTTCTCCATCCACCAGTCGCGTGTTGACTGCGTTGACGCGTGAACGCTCCGAAGGGTTCGCCCTCGGGACGCGCATGTATACGTCAAAGAACTGTTTAAGCTCTGATTGGACTATATCCCAGTCACTGCCCGAGGTCTTAGCCGTCCCTCGCGCCCCGCCTGTTGCGTCTCCGTAAATATAGACAATTCCCTCGTGGTTCGCCCAATCGTTTATGAGTCGCCCACAGACGGCGAGCGTGTTGCTGTTGCGCGGTATATGCACCTCGCCAATCACGACCGTCACCTCGGCCCCTGTTGCCGGATCGGGTAACTCTTGGCAGACCACCGCTACCCCCGGCGACACGTTGAAGTCAAAGCAAAAAATCAGCGGCTCACGCGGGTTGTATTGGAGATCGGTTCGCAGATGCTCCTCGCAATATGCGTAATACGCTTGACCTTGAAAATTAACAAAACTCGCCTCGTACTCTTGGGCGAATGTCAACGCGTCCATGTGCCGGCGGGCGGCTTCTATCTCGCCCTCTGGCAGGACTAATGCACTCACCCAATGGTACGAACCCCATTCACTGTCTGGCCCATGTGCGAGCATTTGAGCCTTCGCATATTGATCGAGGTCATAATAATGGTTTCGGCCCTCTGGGACGCCTGTAAAATCGCACCACCCGTTTCTGTCTGATAAGGCCGGACGGATATGCTCTTGCCAGACGGTCGGCTTCATGTTGGCGTATTCGTCAAGCACCCCGCCGTCCCAACC